TTCGAGTTCAGCGCGGACTGGGCTTTGGTATCGCCTTCCTCCATCGCCGCTTCCATCTGCTGGGTAAGCTCGGCCTCTTCGGCGGAGAACTCTTCCTCGATGGCGTCGATTTCCTTGCCGGCCTTGAGTTCAGCGACTTCCTGTCTCAGGGTGCTTAGCTCGCCGGCAACCTCGGTGCTTCTCTCATCGAGGTCCTGCTCCAACTGATCTGTTTTGCGCCTGGCGTCCAGCGCTTGTCGTCGTGCGTCTTTCGAGCCACCGTCTGTATCGTTCGCGGATGCACCTGCATCGGCGACTGATGTAGCGGCGCTCACAGCTTTGCCGGGATCTTCCTCTTCGAGGTCGACCTCAACAAAAACCTCGCCTGGGTTCTCTGGCTCCTCGACAATGTCGCCAAACCCTGCGGTCGATACCGGCGTGTCTTCACGGCGGATATCTTCGAACTGATAGTCGAAATCTTTCTTAGGCATGCTGCCCTCCAGCGGCCTGCGCATGAAACTTACAGAGTCACGTGCACGTTGTCACGATGATTAGATCGCTAACGTATCCAGTTTCTCCGGCTGATCTGTCTCGCCCCACATTTCGGTGTCGGTGATGAGTACGAACTGCTGGCCGTCAATCGTTCGAAAACGAGTGCCGGCATTCTTGTAGAACACGACCTTGTCGCCCAGCTTCGGGTTGTTCTCGCGGCTGAGCCTAAGCCCCGCTCGAGTCTTCGCCTTGTATGCCAGGCTTCCTACCGCAACCACCATGCCGACGTACGTTAGATACGATTCGATGTCCCTGGTCTCTCGTGTCAACTGAAAACCCCAATCGGTGGACTCTTCAGGTTCGCGAATCATGACCAGGCATCGCCAGTACAACGGTCGAAACGGTACGTGCGGTGCTCGTGGCTTGCGCCACGGTCTTAGGAAATTAAACAGCCGAACTTGCCAGCGTCTCTGCTCTGCGCACCAGTTCTCGATTTCATCGTATACGGCATTAGCTGCCCGTGCTTTCGTGTCTGATGCTACGACCAGGTCAACGACTTGCTCAGCGGTTTCACTCATGTCGGTAGTTCTCCCAGTTCATCATCGTCAACATCGTCGTCGTCCGAGAGTTCCACGATCCATTCGCGTAGATCCTTGAGCGCGGAGATCTCGCCAACCTTGCGGTTGTACTTGTCCTCCGGTAACCCGGTGTCCATGGCGTCGTGGGCATCTGAGACCTTCTCGTCGATGCGATTCAGAATGTGCCTTTTGTTCAATGCATAAAGCCCTCGTGACAAGAGCGATGGCGGTCAACTGTTAGATGCGCCACCGTCTCCGGTCGATTGGTTTTTACCCATGGCGCCGCAGGCACCGTCGTTAGACGGCTTCGCCCCGAACCCCATCGTATTGCGAGCCATGCTCGGTGAAGATTTATGAAGCTTTGACTTCTCCTCGCCCGACTCGCCCCCTCCTTGGATCTCGGTACTTTGTGATGGCTTTTTGTCTGGCCTCCCGGCCGCTTTAGCCATCACGCACTACCTTTTTCGTTCTCCATGCCATCACCGGTCTTCTGGTTACCCATGGTGCCGTCGGCAGTGTCCTGCCCGCTACCGCTCATCGCGTCACCTTTCGGTGTCGCTGAACGGCCAGCATCCATGTCTGGGCTTGGCTTAGGATATTTCGTGTAATCAGTCATGACTGACTACCTCCTCCACTGTGCGCTGATCTTTGCCGGCTCAGCGCTTACCGTTATTTCGATACTTCTCGCTGCAGCAACTCGTGGATCGCTTGCTGCTGTCCCTGGCCGCCGGCATACAATCGCCTGATGTAGGCGAGCAGTTCCCGAAAGCCCATGTTCAATTCCTTCGCAGCCGCGGCGAATGGCCGAGGTTGTAGCGGCGGTCGCACTCCTCTTCGCTGCAGGAATGCCCTGGCCGCTCTAATCTCACCGGGCGTCGGCGCCGGCATCGCTCTTCTTCTTCTTCTTCGGCACCCTGTTGGTCTCGCGCTCCGGCGTCCGTGACCTGCTGGACGGCGGTCTCACCAGGGCTGTCCGTTTAGCCGCGGCGAGCTTCTTCTCGCGCTCGATGTCGGCTTCGCTCTCATCGTCTTTGCGTGCCTCCTCGGCTTCGAATGCTGCCTGCTTCTGGTCCATTTCCTGCGCGTGCTTCTCGGTAGCCTCTCGCTGCTTTTCGTTGTGCTCGGCCTTCATGCGCTCGAGCTTCTGGATGGTCTCGGCGTCCTTGGCATCCTCGATGGCCTGAGCCTCGGCCTCTTCCGGCGATGGCGGTGGCCCGCCGCGCTCTTGCTCTTCCTGCTGCTTCTTCTGACGCTGCTTGGCTGCGATGGCCTGGCTGAGCATGACCTCGATCTCGGGCGGCAGGTCCTCGGTCTCGGCCTCGTCGTACAGATCGAACGGCGGCAGGTCCATGCCCAGCATCTGCTCGACTTCCTTGCGGTACTGGCTGACCAGGTGCTCCATCTTGTGCGACATGAACACCGGCTCGATCTGCTTCCACAGATCCGGATCACCGATCGCCAGCATCTCGGCGAACGTCTGGTGCACCGCCATGTGCGACTCATCATCCTGGGTGGTACGCACCTGCACCGGCAGGCCGGTGGCCATCATCTGATTCTCGCTGACCGGATCCAGGTTCTTCGGCGTTGCATCCTCAGGCAGCAGCTTGTCGATCTCGGGTGTCTTGAGCGCCGCCAGCATGCGGCGATGCGCTTCCTTGCGTCCCTTCTCGCCGTACAGATCCGGCGCCGACTCGACAAGCTCGAGGATGCCTTGCGACTGGGCGATGCGCTGCACGCTCGAGAAAATGTTCGGGTCCGATACCGGGATGACGTCGACGCGGCCATCGAAATCCTGCTTCAGTACTACCTTGCTCTCGCCGCCAAGCTCGTACGGGTACTCGTCCCGATCCATAAGCTCGTAGTTCAGCTGCGCCATCATCGTCAACTCTTCGCGCATCGCCTTGTGCAGGCGCTTGTGGATAGCTGACTGTGGCTTGCCGGCCTGCTCGATCAGCGCCAGGGTGGTGCCGACAGGTCCGCGGTTATCGGCGCCACCCGTGATGACCTCGGTGGTACCCATGAATTCCTTGCCACGGGTGATCAGGTTCTCGTAGGTAGTGGCCAGTGCCGGGCTTGGCTCTTTGACTGGCAGCGGCAGGAAGGCCTGCTGCAGATCCTCAGGCGACATGTCGACGTCACGGAACTCGCCGAGGGTGAATCGATGCTCGCCGCTTATCTTGGCTTTCTTGCTCTTGAATCCACCTGGGAGATTAGACAGGGCCGCAGTGTCGAGGATTGCTCGCAGAGATCCCGAAGCAGCTTTAGCAAGGGCACCGATGATATGTAGGTAGCCGAACCCGTAGAACCCGAGGCCTGGCAGGAATTTGTAGTGCGAGAACCAGAGTCGCTTGCGGTATTTCTCATCGCCTTTCTTCCAGTTGCGCCGGACTGATAGGACCTCACGGCTCTCTTCCTCGATGGTGATGATGTACGGCGGCGCGATGTCGGTGGTCTTGACCTCGTCATCCGTGAACGGCATCTCGTAATCGATGTGGTACTCGTAGAGCTTGTAGACCTGGTCGTCTTCGTGAACGATCGGCACGCGATCGTCGGCGACGTCCTCCATGCTCTCGTCGGTAAAGCTCACGTTCTTGTCCGACTGGATCTGCGGACTCGGGATCAGGAATGCATCCTTCAGGAACTGCCCGTCGACCTGGGCACGCTTGATGTTGTTGCCCTCCATCGTGTACTCGTGCGCGTACCTGGTCGCTGACTTCAGGTCCTTGCAGTAGTAGGGCACGATGAAATCTTCGGCCGTCACGTAACGGCTGGTCGTCATCTCGGTGATCGGATCGATGTAGATCTTCTTGAATGCCGAGCCTGACATCGGCAGGTAGAACAGCATCTGATCGACGTCCCAGAAGTAACCCTGGTCCTCGACCGTCAGCTGGTAATTCATGTAGTCCTCGAGGCGCTCGGCTTGCCGCTCTTTCTCCTCGTTGACCTCGCCCAGGATGGCCGACTTCACTGGACCATCGGCAGGGAAAAGCTCCTCGATCGCTCGCGACTGGAACTGCACGACTGCCTCGCCAATGAGCGGGTCCGTTACGCTGGCAGCGCCATCGAACGGAGTGTCAGATTCCGGCAGGTCTTTGAGACCGAGAAGCTCAAGCCCATCTTTAATGCGGCGGAAGTGGTGCTCGCGGACCTGCTTGTCCAGCACGACGTACTCGAGCAGCTGGTCGGCAATGGCGTGGCGATCGGTGGGGGTCAACTGGTCGGCGAGATTCGCGTGCCAGGAAGGATCCATCTCTGGAGCTTGGAACGCTTCGCCCTCTACAGGATTGAGGTCGACGATGGTGTTCTCACCCTGCTGGGTAATTACTGCGCCATTCGCCCGTTGAACTTTTGGTTGTGTTGCTGGTAGCTCCTCAACAAAAGAGCCAACGTCTTCACGCGCTGCCATCGCGGTCGCCCTCCGCACCGGTTTCGCGAAGTGTACACGCACGCAATGCGCTGCAGCAAATCTATCGTCTACGGTGGTCCGCTAACGTGATGCCGTCGAGATGCTCGATCTCGTGTTGCAAGCAGGCGCCCTTCCAGTCACGCCCTTTTGTGACCGTCGGCTTCCAATCTCGATCGAAGCCTTCCACCTTCACGCGCTTGTGCCTGCGCACGCGCACTCGATCGCCATCGCGCAGCCTGCTCATGTCCTGGGCATACTTCGGGCAGGTCTCGGGAAATGATAGGCAGCCTTCCCACACCCAGCGCATCTGATCTGATGCCTTGACGATGCGCGGGTTGATGATGACCAGGTCCTCGACGACGATGATGCGGACCAACTCGCCGATCTGTGGCGCCGCTATCCCCATGCCGTGGTGCTCTTCCTGTACCACGAGCAGGGCGTCGATGATCTCGCTGCAGTCCGTGTCCTCCCGCACTTCCGCGCAAGTCTCACGCAACCGCGGGTCAGGCCACAGGACCAGCCGGCTCAACTCTCGTCGGCCTCGGCTTCCTCTTCAGGCTCAGGCTCAGGCGTGTTGGCCAGGATGATTGCCTCCTGATGCTGCTCGCTGCAGGCATCCTGCATCTCCACTCCCTGCACGAAGCTCGACCAGCCGTCTGGCGGTATGTGGCCCTTGTCTGTTGCTC